TTATCAAATAGCTCTTGCCACCCTGCTTCAGACATAGGTACTTCTTCACCACCTAATATCTTATGACCCCAGCCTCCAGTAAGGAAGCCAAGGGTATCTTTGTAAGGCTCTAACCTATAGCCCTCATGAGCTTTTATTCTAGCCTTAACGTCTTCCATTATAAAATAACAAAAGCAATAATAACTACTAGTACTACACCAGCAACTATCTTCTTTTTCTTAGTCATGTTCTTCCATGTATATAAGATAACTTCTTTTAAATCGTTCATATTAATCCTCTAAGTAATAAGATTTAATTAGTTCATCAACTACTAAACCTTGTATTGTTGTAGGCTCACCAGTACTTCTACGAGGTGCTGCCTTTGCCATACGTTCTAATGTTCTATCTAAGTCTTTTCTTATTTGCAATCGTTCAGTAATATCATCAGATAGATCTATTAACATATCACTAAATGTTGTGCCTTGCTTCATATCACTCCAGATACGTACCACTCTAGGTGTCATATCTTCAGAGTTATAACCAATGTTTACATAGAACTTATTATTATCCATTTCATATTTTCTAGTAATTCCAGGTCGTCTATTGTTTAAAGGTTCATACATGATAGGCTCCTCAGCTAAGTTGGTTTGCTCCATTAAGTAATTGTCTTGCGAGATTAATTGCATCTTCGCTGGTAAGTCTGTTTTCTGCATAGATCCCTCTTGTTGAATTAATGTATAAATAAAGTTTGTTCTTAACTACCTTAATACCTTGCTTGGGTGTAGTTAAATATTCTAAGTCAGTTCCTTGTTCCATCGTCCGCCTTTATTTAAAACCATAGGAATCAATTTTGGAAGTCCATTAAGTATAACGCCACATCCAATGATCGGTCTTGATTTTTGTGTTTTCATATATTCGAAAGCTAATGACTTAGCATCTATTAAGCATCCGACTTGCATACCCCAGTTTAAACTGTTGGGATTACCCCAGTATTGTATTGAATAACTAGAATGATAATGTCCTTGTACTGTAGGACAACCATATTGTTGTGCTACCTTTAATACATTGGTAGCTTTACCATGACAGAAGTATACCTGTTGTCCATTAGACATAGTAATAAGGAGATCATCATGCCACTTCCAGCCTGGTCCTACTTCTAAATATTCATTATAAGTTTTCATTGCAGCTCTAGGTAGACCTGTAGCTTTTTGTCTACGGTATACTAGACTACCATGATTACTATCCATTAAATCTACTACAGGAAATAACTTTTCCATAGCATGAATAGTTTTTAAAGATTGTTCTCGCTCATCACCTGCGCTATACAGATCAGGGTCTGAATCGTGAAATGATATTGCATGTGAATCTACCTCATCACCTATGTGTATTACACGATCAGGTTTATATTTCTGTTTAATAGCTTTTAAGTAAGGGATTAAATCAGGATGATGGTAAGGACAATGCGTATCACTTATTACAAGTATTCGTTTGTTCATATGTAAAGATAATCTTATTTGCTAATATAAGTCAAACAAGAGATCTTACTATTATATAGAGCATTTGTGCAAAGACAGTAGTACCAATAAACCACACTAATGCACGCAGTTGACGCATATCTTTCTCGATATGAAACAAATGATTATCCTTCATCAGGGTTAATCGCTCTGCTATTACGTCAACTTTGCCTTCAAGACGTGCAATATCTACGCTATTCTGTTGACTCTGATCCATCAACAACTTCTTCTTTAGGCAGTTGAGCTTGAAGCTGTCCTGTCCAAAAATTTATTAAGATATCTAAGTCAGCTTTTTGCTCACCAAGTCTAATTAATTTATCAAAGACTCCTCTACCTTTATCAGATAAGGTAGTTTGATCGTATTCTTTATCGTTTATTGTAAACATTTTATCTCCTTAGTTTTAGCTAAGTGTACTTATATCAAAAGAACTGTCAATAGTTTCTACTACTACATCAGCAGTCCAGACTGTGTACTTTTTATTGTACATATCATCCCAATGTGCAACATCAAATAGACCTAGTATCTCAGCCTTAGTGTAACCACTAGGAGCTTTTGATGGTGTGTCTATTTTAACATTATCACTAAAGGTATGTGGATGAGTAGTCTTAGTATACTTATATTCAACAGACCATTCTATTACGTGTCCGTCAGCATTTTTTTTAGGGATTGCTTTTACCCATGCTTTAGTAGCATCACTTGCGTGTGTCATATTATTCTCCTTTTAGAGTGTTTATTTCTTGTTGTAGAGTTGTAACGGTAGCCGACAACTCTTGTACGGCTTTTACTAATATAGGCACAATAGCTGTTTCACCGACTTCTTGTTGCCCGTCAGATCTTTCATCCCACATATCAAAACCATCTTTTAATTCAGAATGTGAATCAATGACAGCTTTTACTTCTTGTGCTATAAAACCGTGATTAAGTTTGGAGTTCTTATAGTGTTCATCAGAACCTTCTTCATACCATTTTGACCATTCAGGAATTTCACCCATAGTTTTCCAGTTATAAGTTACTGGTCTAAGGTCATTAATAACTGCAAGTCCAGCATCAGAAGTTTCTATATTCTTTTTAAACCTTTTATCAGATACAGTAGCCCAAGTAACATTTCCGTGTGCGGCTCTTATATCAGAACCACTTGATCCAAGTGTTGTATAACCACCTGCACAACTTAAAAAGTAACCCAAACCATTTGCTATATTAGTATCAGCACTAGTAGTTTGAATATTTCTACCAACTAATGTGTTTTGGTCACCTGTAGTTAAAGTAACACTATTACCTTCTGCTGCATTTGCACCAATCAATACATTAGAAAAACCTTCAGTAACACCTTTACCAGCCCGTTGACCTACAAATGTATTAACTCCACCTGTGGTAACAGCACTACCAGCTTCATAGCCAACTGCAGTACAAGCATCAGCCGAAGTCAAAGCATCGAGTGAGTAGTTACCAACAGCTACATTTTGTTCACCACCATTGATTGCTCCACCTAGTGCCCCTGTTCCAATAGCCATATTGTGGTTTTCAGTATCAGCAGCATCATATGCTTGATAACCTATGGCAATAATATTACTACCTGTTGTATTATCATTTCCTGCACTGTGCCCAATCATAATTGATTCACTCATACTAGTTGCGGCTTGTGCCGTAAGATTACCAACAGCAACATTGTAAGCAGAAGTTCCTACTCCTGTACCAGCGGCTAAATATCCAATATATGTATTTTCAGCGGCAGTAGTTGCTTCTTTAGCAGCACTCCAACCTACTATTGTACTTTTGCTTGCGGAAGTTAAATCTTGACCAGCTAAACGACCTATGACAACATTTTGTGCACCAGTTAAAACACCAGTGCCAACTGCATAAGAACCGATAATTACATTCTCTCCACTTGTAGTTAAAGCACTTCCAGCATTATCACCAATAGCTACGTTGTTATCGCCTGACGTTATAGCATCAAGTGTGTTGCCACCTACCGCTACGTTAAATTCAGCTCCACTTAGATTAGCACTTTTCATAGAATTAGCACCAATTGCAATATTATTACCTTCGGTAGTAGCACCTGCTGAACCACCTAGTGCTTCTGAACCAACAGCAACATTATTATCACCAGTTGTTGCAGGTCTACCTGCCTCTACACCGACAAAAACATTATTGTTACCAGCACCAGCCAAAGACAGACCACTTGAAGTGCCTAGACAAGTATTATAACCACCTGTATCTGCTACTCTACCTGAAAATCTACCGACAAAAACATTTTGACTGCCTGTTGTTAATGTCGTTCCAGCCTGATAACCTATTGCTGTATTTTCATCACCAGTAGTAATTGCGTCTAAAGCCCCAATTCCATAAGCCGAATTAAATGCGGCTGTATCATCGGTACCTGAAACATCATGGGTATAGATAGAATTAGAATCACTAAAAAAAGGAATACCTGCTACACTAGTAGCGGTGCCTGCTGCACCTACGTTACCGTCTTTAATAGTTACCCCGTCAACGGCTACACCGTTGGCTGAAGTGTTCTCTGATATAGTGTCTACTTTAATTGTACTTGTCATATTACGCTTCCTCCAATGCTTTTACTTTAGCAGATAGTTCTTGTATTGCTTTTACTAACATTGGAATCATACCAATATGAGAAACGCTTTGTCGATTGCTTTTCTCATCTGTGCTTTGTTTCCAAATTTCTTGACCAGCTTTTATTTCTGGGTGATTATCTAATACAGTTTTAATTTCTTGAGCAATAAAACCGTGTGCAATCTCATCGGTATATCCATCAGTATCAGTTGAGTTTGCATCATAACCATATATATCTGTAGCAAGTTCGTTTTTTTGTTTAAACTTAAATGTTACAGTCCGAAGATCATCAATAAAGGAAAGACCAGCGGTTGAATTTGTTATATCTTTTTTATATCTTTCATCAGATACTGCCGCCCAAGAAGCTGATCCGTGATTAGTTGCAATTTCAGTAGTATCATAACCAATAGTTGTGGTACTATTTCCAGCAGAAGTAACATTGTGACCAATAACAAATTGATAAGTACCACCACCTGCACTTGCTTTAGTATCTTGACCAATAAATAAACTTTGACCGCCAGTGGTTAAGTTATCACCAGCCACTGCACCTAATGCTGTATTACCAACACCTGTTGTTAAATTTGTTAGAGCCTCATCTCCAATTGCAGTATTTGCATTTCCTTCTGTCAGTTCATCAGCAGCTTTATGACCAACTATAGTACAATTGTTAGCTGACGTTAAAACTGTACCAGCATTGTAACCAATAGCTGTGTTCTTATCACCTGAAGTTAAAGCATCTAAAGTAAAGTTTCCAACAGCTACGTTGAATTCTCCACCAGCTATTGATCCACCTAGTGCATCAGAACCTATACCTAAATTATGACTTTCAGTATCAAAACCATCACCAGCATTTTGACCAACAAAACAATTTTTTGATCCTGTAGTTATTAATTTTCCAGCATTATGTCCAATAAATGTTCCATCTACACCTGTAGTAATACCACTTCCAGCTTCATAGCCAACTGCAGTGTTAGCATCACCTGAAGTCAAAGCATCTAGTGTGGCGTTACCGATTGCTACGTTGTATTCTCCGCCAGCTATTGAGCCACCAAGTGCGGCTTTACCAATTGCTAAGTTGTTAGTTTCAGCATCATGACCGTCACCAGCATCTTGCCCTACAAAAATGTTATCACCACCAGTAGTTAGTGCCTGACCAGCACTGTGTCCTATTAAAATGTTACTTGAAGCAGAAGTTAAAATTTCTCCAGCTGTTTTACCTATTACAATATTAGCTGTACCAGTTGCAACACCAGTTCCAATAGCACTTGTCCCTATAACTACACTGTCTGTAAATGAAGTTCCAAGTCTGGCTGCGTCTGATCCAATAGCAACATTGCTTGATTCTGTTAAATTACTACCAGCTCTGAACCCTATAGCTACATTGTTTGTGTCATCAGTAATATCTCTACCAGCTTGGAAACCTATCAATGTATTACTAGCACCAGTATTTATTGCACCACCAGCATTATGACCAATAGCTACATTGTTATCTCCAGTTGTAATTGCGTCTAATGCAGTTAATCCATAAGCAGTATTAAATGATGCCGTGCTATCTGTACCGGATACATCGTGAGTATAGATAGAATTGTCAGCACTAAAGAATGGGATACCCGCAACACTGGTAGCTGTACCTGTTGCACCTAATTTACCGTCTTTAATAGTTACACCATCAATAGCTACACCGTTGGCACTGGTTTTTTCTGATATAGTATCGACTCTTATTTCACTCATAGTTTATCCTTATTCAGGTTTAGCTGCTATTAACGTAGCTTTCAAAGCATTTTTTTCTGTAGATGTCCATACCACACCAGCAATATCTTGTATCTTTTGGTCTTTAGCAGACAAGTCAGTGTCTACCCAAGTATTATCATCACCAGTAATTCTACCACAACTAAATGCTTCTCTTGTAATACTTTCAGAGATAATTTTATTATCTTCTTTTATTCTTGTTTTGTATTTGATTTGTAAAGCGTTGTATTGTCCTACAACTTCTACTTTATCAACTATTATTTCTTTGGTTATTGCCATTGTTTTATTCCTCGTTATTAATTAATTATGCTGCTATCATTGTAAAGCTAAAGATCATTTCGGTATTTGTAGTAACTTGGTTAGCATTAACACCTGTGTCAGAACCGCTATTATGAGTACTAATAAACATTGTATCAACGCCTTCACCTTTAACACTACCATAATAAGTCTGATTTGGTGTACCATTAAAACCTGATTGTCCTATTGGTGCTGAA